TCGCTTTGCCAGCAACTTCTTTGGCAGAGTCTTGGGCCTTAAGTTCTTCAAGCCGGATTCTGGCTTGCGCTTTTAAGACTGCTAATTCGTGGGCTTTGTCTTCCATTATTAAAACCCGCCATAAATGGTTGCGCCAAATGATGTGCTATAAACTGCGGCACTTCCCAACTGCGAAGTCAAAGCGACCGTCCCACCGACAGCCGGTAATTGCAAAGTAATATTGCTTCCCAAAATGGCCGGGGTAAGCGTAACAGCGTAACTACCACTACCACCAGCCCGACCTTCAAGTTTTACACCATCTTGTGTAGGAGCCGCCCTTACTGTTTGGGCGGCTGTAAATGTTTGTGCTTGATTCAGCACAACCCCCACGGGCGCATAGTCTGTACCATTAAATGCGACTAACCCGGATTGCCCGGGATAGAAAGTAAACCCTGTCTGACCAGACGCTTTGAAGGTCAGGGTGTAAGTTGAGTCTGCGTTTATAACCCGATAGGCACGGTTACTTGATGGTGCAGTAATCGTTGAGTTGACCGCCAAACTAGAAACTTTAACCGTCGCATACTGTGCAGAAGAAGCAGCAATGTTGGTGCCGGTAGAGTTGCCTGTGGAGTTGCTAATTGTTAAGTTGCCAGCCGAAAAATCTGTACTGGTTAACGATGTCATCCCAGCGACAGCGATGTCTAAGTACTGAGTCAGGCCATTATTAGTGGTGTCCCCCCAAGTACCAGACTCCGTCCCGGTAACCGGTAACGGTAGATTTAAAAGCGTAGTGCGATTAACGGCCATGATTTACCTCATGTTGAAATTGGCGTCCAATTCGCAGTCTGGCTACTATTGATCTGCGTCCAACTTGATGATTGCGTTGTGGTAATGGGTTGCCAACTTGCAGTCTGTGCCGTGTTGATGGGTGTCCACATGATGATTCCTAAGCAATCCTCATAACAGCATTGGTAGCGTCATCTACTGGAAAGGTGATGACTAAATTTGCCGCTGTCTTGGTTATGTTTAAACCAAAGTTTAAAACGCACACCGAACGGTTGTCATTGGTGCTGTTGTAAATCAAAGCCCCATTCGTTGTTAGAGTGACGTTGGTGAACGTAACGTCTTCAAAAGACCAATACGCAGTTGTTCCTTGAAAGGACGGGGTAATGTTTGTGAGGGTAACTCCTCCAGCGGAATAATTGGTTCCACTGGATGACACCTCCCCGGCTGTCGTGTACGCAGTAGTAGAGGCACCGAGATCCGCGTTGGCGGTATATAAGGCCAGTTTAAACACATCGCCTGTCCCCGTCGTAAAGTTATGCAGCCCTTGGGCTAACTCCACTTTGAAGCTGGTCGTTAGTGTTTGGATGATTGCCATTAGACCACCTTATCCCGCACCTGACCAGAACGATAAGCATCCATCCGCTCAAGGCCGTCACCAAGACGCTTGGCAAGAATGAGTGCCTCTTTGTACTTGGCTGAGATATTTGCTACTTGATCCGGTTCTGCCTTAAGGAATGTTGAAGCTTCAACCAAAGCCCCATAGAGCAGGACCGAATCAAAGTTGTCGCCAAGCCATGTCGTGGTTGCGTCGTTATTACCGTAAGAAATTGACGTTGGGTAGTAGAAGTAATGCAACTCCACACTATAAGCATCGTCAGGTGTCGGGCCAAGAATAAAAGTCAACTCTGTATCTGACGTGGGGTAGTCCGGCCCAAACAAAGCATAACAATACGGCAAGCCTGTGTTCCCCGCGCCTGTTGGTATAGGGAAAGACTCGCGGATAAAGTTAACGTCTTTGTTTAACAGATAGTGGTAAGTGCCATCAGCTTCAATGACAGCCAGCGAGTAAGGCGCTAAAAAATCTGTTGGGCATTGCAAGTATCGGTTATTTACCGAGCAATTACCCGTGACGTTTTTTCGCAAGCTAGGAAACTGAATCGTATTAAAGATCCTTTGTTCTGCTTGCTGTGTAAACGTCGTCAGGCTATCTGTGGAAAACGTCGTCTCCAGATAGTCCTGAATCTGAGTTTTTAGCTCACCCCAGTTCACGCCATCGGTCCCCGGCAGATTACGCCTTTAGTCGCAGCCCCTGCACCACGCATCTTGATGCCTGTGGTTTTGACTTGGCTGTTAGGGTTGATCGCGACGCCAGCCGTGGGTTGCCAGTCCTTGATCATGTTGTAGGGCATTTGTTTGCCGCATGTAGGATCAAGCTTTTGTCCGGCCATCGTGTGCGGCTCGGCATAGACCGGAGCCTGACCGACTTCTTTGCCGCCCATCTTCATGGAGTATTTAGCCATCACTTGCCTCTTTGGTTAGCAACCCGTGCCAGATTACGTCCTTCCCGGCGCATCATTTCAGAAGTCGGACCACCCTTCCTCATTTTCTTAACATCAGGATCGGGATGTGCTCCCTTACCTTTTGCCATATGCTTTTTCAGCGCTTCCATCGTTTTCATGTCTGCTCCTATGCGGCTGTGACACTGTTTAAACTTGACTGACCAACCAGATGATTAGGGGTCAGATCGGCATCGTAGGATCGGGAACCACCAACAGGATTGAAGCCCCATTCAATGACACGGCTTCCTTCAGAGGGAACCCCCGTGTATAACGGGCTAGGTCCGACATCGTTGTTGGTCTGCATCCCGTTGTATCCTGACTGGTAGTAAGAGTTGGAATCGGGACGTGGATTCCGAACAGCTTGCGGGTCATTAACCGGATACATCCCCAATTGCAACTGAGGTTGGTCAGGTTCCCAGCAAGTAGGACACACCAGTATATTGACATTTTTTGTCTTAATTGTCAGCGGTTTAAGCTGTTTAAGCTTGTAGCGAAACCCGCACCTATCACATTGCGATATCGCATACTTACCACTGGCGAACTGATTAGGCATTGCCGCCAGTTCCTAAGAAACTTTGGCGTGGTACAAAACGGATCGGGGCTTTCTCCCGATCCTCATCGGCAGCAAATTGCCATGCCTCATCATACTGGGCCTTCAGCATGGGCATCCGCTCCATCGCTTGAGGGATCTTCATGGACAGCTTATAGGCAAGTCCCGCGATCAGTGCCTCTTGGAAACGGAAAGGTATGTCTTCAACATTCACCCCATTGCCAGCATCCTGAAGTCTTCGTAGGCGCCAGTAGATCAGGTAGTAATAAGGTGAAGACACTGAACCCTGATCAGGGGCAGGCCATACCGTTACGTTCGGAAACTTTGTATTCGTAACCGTATCGCCCGACGTATGAGACGCAGCCGTCGTGTTATTTTGGCCGCGCACCACATTGTTAAGCGTTGCGTATGCCGAAGTTCCAGTTGCAACATTTTCAGCTTGTGTGGTGGTTCCATAGTAGTACACCGTCTCAGTGCCAATGTTTGCATACCCTGCATAAGGAACCTGAGCAAGGCTGGACATTGGGATGGTTGTGACTGTGGAATTAATCGTTGCAGCTAAGGTGCCGGTAAAGGTATAGGTTTGACCGCCTTGGCGGTCAATGTAGATCTGGATAGGTCTGCCTGTTGCCAGTTTATTAGGGATGGTGGAGTAAGTACTGACCGAGATCCGGGAGATATTGATGTCTGTCTGGTTTGTCCCGGTGCCGGTGCGAATGATGGTCTCAACTAGGTCAACCGTATTGATAGGCAATGGGTAAGTAATCTGGTTAGCCATCAGCATGATGGAGCCCTGCTCGAGGGTCCAGAGATTGATCCCGCGATTGGCCCACTCCGAGAGCATCAAGTTTAAACTTCGCCTTGCCGTTCTCAGATCGTAGCCCGAGCGAAGCTCTTGGCCGCAACGCTCAAAGGCTTCTTCCACAATCTCATTGAGATTGGGGTTAAAGGTTGTTAGACCGGTTGTGCTCATGTTTAGCCTCTAACTCTCTGAGATCCATCGCTACGTCGGCAACACCGTGCCAATCCTGAAGCGCGACCATGACTTGCAGATACTCCATGAGTATTTCTTTCTGCACTTCAAACTTGCTGTAGTCCTTCACTTACCTACCTTCCGAAATGGGGCCACCTTTTTGGCAATACCTTTTGGCTGTGAAACAAACTGAAGCCCTTTTGACTTTCCCGCCCTTTTGGCTCGGGTGGTTGCTGCATACTCTGCTGGTGAAAGAGATTTAATCGCCGCCTCTGGGAGATAGCGTTCCCCAGTATCAGATGACCTCTTGCCACTTTTAGTCCTCCACTTTTGTTGAGTCCAAGCTTTCAGAGATTGCTGCGGGGTTTTCATACCATCCGACCTTTGGTCTTCCCGCGTTGAGCTATACCATCCGCACGGGCTGATGCTGATTTTACCTTCCCGCCTTGTTTAAACCTTCTGGTGTATCCGATGCCTAGCATCGGGGTAGAAAAATCAAGCTTTTGTCCCTTACGCTTTTGCGCTGCAATATCTGCGTAAGCTTCAACCTCGGATTCTTTGTCTAGTGGTAACTTATAACTAACCCTGCCGGTGGCTCCCACGCCTTCCTTGCCAAGATCAAGATTGGTTAGCTGGGCAGAAAACCGTTTCTTTTCCTCATCTGTTTGATACGAATCAGTCACGATAACCCCCGCCTTTTTCTTTGTACCGCTTTGCTAGTAGTTGAGCCTTTCTAGCTGACCATTGCCCTGCTGCTGTACCTTGCACCGCAGCATTTTTGATTTGATTGAACATGCGCTTACGCATCCCGGGCTTCGTGTAATTACCCGCTTCATTGACTTTGGATACCTGACCACCTTCTTTAAATTGCTCAAAGTCGGTATCGTCACGGCGTTTCTTGATCTTTGCCTTGGGCATCTTAGATGGGTTGATTGCACCCATACCTCGGGATGGCATCATTGCGTTGCTCCTGACATGATTCCTACATTTGCCATAGGGCCAGTAGCCCGAGTGTACTCTGGCGGCGGTAAATTGAATATCCCATATAACTCCGGCGGCGGCACGTCCGGCTGACCGTAATCCACATAAGTTGTCCCATCCGACGTGAATGTCGGGAAGAATGGGATGAAAGGAATATTTGGCGGTGTTTTAGGTGGCGTTACTGGTTTTGTCGGTGTAGTCGGTGTAGTCGGTGTAGTTGGCGTAGTCGGGGTAAGTATGGTGTCAATAATACTTTGCTCAATCGGCTTAAAGATAAACTCGCCCGGTGGTACAGATGGAGCTACCGGTATTACCGGTGTTTCTGGAATGGTTGGTACAACGGGCTTCGGTGGCTCTACATCTATAAAAGGTTTCACGTCCACCGGTGGAGTAACTTCAGGTTTGGTTACAACCTCTGGTTTTGTTTCGGGCTGAACTTCTGGTTGAGTAACTACCCCGGGTTGAGTTACTACACCTTGTTGCTGATTGGTAACTACTTCAGGTTGTGTAACAACACCTTGATTTTGGTTGGTAACTACTTCCGGTTGGGTTACTACACCTTGCTGTTGATTGGTTACTACTTCAGGTTGGGTTACTACGCCTTGGTTTTGGTTGGTTACTACTTCAGGTTGCGTGACAATACCTTGTTGCTGACCGGTCGCAACTTCGGGTTGTGACACGATGCCTGTCTGAACCCCACCTTCTGGCTGCGTTCCTGTCCCCGGCAATTGAGAAACAATACCTGTACCACTTTGCTGGTCTGTTGGTAATACCGCACCAATCCCGGGTTGCGCTTGCGTCACAGACCCTATGTTAGTCGCTTGGTTAATTGCCTGAATAACGGTTGGTAACTGAGACGGATCTAAATTACCGGCATTAACGATCTCTTGAAGAATGTCGTTGAGTTGCTGGGGGCTTGTAATCTGACCGTTTTCAATTCTTTGAATAGCGCCGTTAATGACGCCAATTTGCTTGTCAGATGTTGAAACCGCTTGCAAGACATTTGAGATGCTTTTATCTAAGTTTCCAGCATCTGACGCAATAGGTGCCATGCCTTGCGGTGTATTAACAACTCCAGCCGGGGTAAGACCGGTGTTAATCGCTTGAATTGTCGGCGAGTTTAAACCTACCCCTGAAATACTTGGTATAGACACCCCTTTGAATTGATCTTGGTATCTGATATCCCCAATACTTTTGTCTAGTTCTTGGCCTATCTTTGCAAGCGTTGGGCTTCCATAATACGAAACTATATCCGCTTTATCGCCTTTGTTAATCCATTCACTGTTTATAGGGTTGCCGTTTTGATCATATTGCTGGCTGATGCCAAAGAATGGATACCACTGACCAGAAGCTACACCCTCTTTCCCAGCAAGACCTGTACTTAAGTAAAAAGGAACCTGTGCTCCATCAACGTCTACCAAGACAATCTTGCGTTGATTGTAATCAACAATTTTTGCTGAATCGCCGGAACTAAGCGGGATATCGTTTAGCTTCAGGGTAGGCACTAAAGATGGTTCTGCCACACTGACTTCAGGTGGCGTGGTCAACACTGTAGAGGGTGGTACGTTACCTCCAACGATGTCAGGCGCAACGATACCTTCTGGTGGTTCACCACCTATAGTTGCCGTTGGCAATTTACCTGTTACCGTGACAGAGGCGCTTGGTGCGTTTGCTGCTCCGGCGATAACTTCTGGTACAGGCTGAACACCTAACCGGCCAGCCATATACTGTTGAGCGACATTGCCTAGCTCTGAAGTTGCTGCAACTTTACCCCCAAGGAATGCACCTATTGCCCCATTTGTTGCAGCTTCTGCGTCACTCTTGCCTGTCATCTTAGCAATCGTGAACTCTTCCAAATATTCTGATCCTGTTTCTTTGCCTATTTTAGTTACGGGACCACCAAGCCCGGGAACCATAGATACAAGACCCGTGACTAATGCTGCGGTGCCAGCATCTTTAGAGGCAAGGCTTGCATACTCTCTGTCTGTTTTTAAAGTTTTACCGGCACGGATATCGGCTTGTTTTAGTTCATTCGCTTTGTCTAGTGCTTGAGCGCCAGCCGACTCACCGACGTTTAATATAAATGAACCTATTAACTTACCCGGGCCGGCAAGCAATAACTCTGGATTTTGTACAAGCTCTTCGCCAAATAATGTAAGCGCCCCAGCAGGATTGTTTTTGATGGCGTTTTTAAGGATCTCAAATTGATCTGATCCAGAAGGTTGACCTGTCTCACTACGATCAGCAGCAGCCTGCATATCTCGGTAGACATCTTGCACAAACTGGTTAGCAGATTGATTGATAAATTCTGGCCTCATTATTCTTCCGCTATTCTCAACATCTTGGAAGAAGTTAATTAGCTTTTGAGTTCCAGTGTCATCAAGGCCCATCTTGATGGCTAATTGTTGTGCAGCACCAGAATAAAACTTACCAAGCTCTGCCCCGCCCACTTGGACCGTACCAACTACTGTATTTACTGCATTATTAAGCTTGGAGTATTTGCTTAATGATTCATCAAGTACATTGCCATCAGAATCAACAGTGGCCCTGTCTCCGGTCAGGCGATTAAATACTTGTTTGGAACCATCAGGGAGGTCAGTTGTTGTAAGGTAAGAAGGGCGCTGTACGCTGGCGTCCAAGGATTGGGTAATAATGTAACCGTCCCTAGATAATGATGCCCCCGGGGTAGACCCAGCGGTAATGTCATCCGTGTAAACTGTGCTATTAAACTTCGCCCCCGGTGGGAGACCTGTCACCACAACGCCTCGCTGTTCTGATTCTCCACCAAACAGGAGTTTACCGCCCGGAACATCTGTCTCTTCTCCCTTGGGAAGATATTGCGTGACTATGTCGCTCCTCAAATCACGCCGATACATTGTCCCGTTTGGCCCTTGGTAGTACTCAAACACAGGCACATACATCTTATCTTCTGAGGTAACCGTAGCTTCGCCGGTTACAGGATCAGTTACTACTTTAGATGGTCCCGGAACAATAGTTATAGACCCACCCGGGATGGTTCCTTGCCTAAACTCTTCACCAACTTGATTAGCCAGAGAAAACTCATCACCATATTTGTCGTTTAGATAGTTTTCAGCATCTTTGCCTGTTAATGTGATCACCGACCCCGGACTCACGTTGGCATCTGCCATTGAGAAAGCATTGCCTGTGCCGCCCGTTGCAGTGCCTGAGATGATTGCATCAGATAGTGTAGATGGTTGGGTTAGTTGTTTAATTTGGTCTTCGTTGAACGCCCCAAGATCTACCGCCTGACCTGTTTGAATGTTTGTCGCCCCTGAAGCTGCATCTAAACCTAACCCGTCAAACACACCTTTGTTATTCATGACAAACGTCAAAGCTGTTTGCGGGTTCATCAGCGCCTGAAGGTTCTTTCCTTGTGAAAGCACTGTGTCCAGAATCAACTTAGTTTGTGCGCTGTTTAAACCTGTTGCATCTTGCAGTGCTTTGGATACGGTTGGCGATACTCCAGCGGTGATCATCTGCAAGGGGTCAATCTCGCCTTTGGCGATTAACTGAGTTACTGCGTTACCGACAGCTTTATCTACTCCCGCCGGGAGGTTAAGGTCAGCTAGTGCAGAGTTAACGGCATTAGACGCTACTTGGCCTAACACAGGGGCTACCCC